AATCTTCAGTTGCTATACTTTCTGTTACTAAACTTGCGCTATCTAAACTATTGACTTCGTACGATTCATTTATATCTAACCCTTTTAATTCTTCGATTTCACTTATATCTTTTTTATCTAAACAGTATTCTGGCTTAACCATTATTTCATCATAAATTTCTTTAGAATTATCTTTATCTTCTCCATCAACAAAAACGGTAACATTTTTATTCTCTATATTCTCCCAAAACCATTTGTACATTCTATAACTTTCAACTTCATCAGATATATTAAAATTATAAGTTTTAGCAATACTTGTAAATGCCCCATAAAAAAGATTAAAATGAGGAGATATATTTTCTTTACGAAGTTTTCCTAAAGCATAACTTGCTACTGTTTCAACATATGCTTGATTCATAGGATTATTAAGTTTTAAAGAAATATCTAGTTTTTCATCTTTTTGAAGAACACGAATTGGGTCAACTAGATGTGTAACTTTTAAATAAGCATCAATAGTTTTTTTATTACCATCTTCTAATACATGTAATTTACAATTCCCTTTTATATTTTCATCATTTTCTATTATAATATTTTTGATAATAAACGAATTTTCGAATGTTATATTTTTATTTTCAGAATTAAATAGATTTTTAAAAGGAGAAATATACGTTTCAAGTTTTGTATAATGTTTTAAATTTCTTAAATTATTATCAATTTCTATATTCATAAATTTTGGACTTGGTAGTTCTATTCCCCGGAGTAAGGTTGTTTCCATCTTTTTTTCAATAAAGATTCATTGTAAAGTTCATATACGCAGTTAAATACATGTTTAAAATTATTACTAATCTATATAATGTCCGGAAGTGCTATGAATGTATCATTAAAAAAATTTGATATGAGAAAAATTCAACAAGATGCTGTATGTGTTTTTATTGGTCGCCGAAGAACTGGTAAATCAACTCTTTTAAAAGATTTATTGTATAATCACCAAGATATGCCTCTGGGTACTGTAATTTCTGGAACAGAAGAATCTAACGGTTTTTATTCTAAAATGATTCCTCCAATATTCATTCATGGCGAATACAATCCAACAATTTTAGCTAATTTCTGTAAACGTCAAAAAATGATGATGATGAAAATTATGGAAGAAAAAGAAAAAGGGATTCAAAGCCGTATTGACCCACGTTCTTTTATGATTCTCGATGATTGTATGTACGATGATTCTTGGACACATGACAAGAATATTAAGTACTTATTTATGAACGGTCGTTGGTTAAAAGTTTTTTTTCTTATTACGATGCAATATCCTCTTGGTATTCAGCCAGCGCTGAGAACAAATGTAGATTACGTATTTATTCTTCGTGAACCGTATCAATCAAATAGAAAACGTATTTTTGAAAATTATGGTTCTGCTTTCCCTTCATTTGAATTTTTCTGTCAAGTAATGGACCAGTGTACACAGAATTATGAATGTTTAGTTATTGATAATACTAGTCAAAGCAATAAACTTGAAGATTCAATATACTGGTACAAGGCAAACATGCATGGAGATTTCCGAATTGGCGCACCCGAATTTTGGCAACACTCCGCAAACTATCATAAGAAAGATTCTGAGGAGTATGACCCAAACGCTGCTAAAAGACTAAAAGGTCCCCAAATACAAATCAGAAAGGTATAATAGATGGTAAAACCGAGTATATATGATTTTTTAATACTTATTTTGGTTGGTTTTATTCTTATAGTTGCGGATAGATATTTACGCATTGAAACATTTAAAAATATAGAAAATTTTGTTAGCGAACAACCTTGTGGTGTCTATAAACTAGGATTAAATCCTCCTCGTTCTTCTAATACATCATTACGTTGTATAAATGGGTTCTATACTTCTGATAATCCTCCCGCATTAAAGCCAAACGAGCTTCCGGTTTTTCCTTGATCATTATAGATGGCTCGCATGACTAAATCACCTTTTGTTTTAGTAATGGTACTACTTATTATTAGCGCTGTGGGGTTATACTACATCTATAACTCATACGAAGCATTTCGTGTAGATGATTGTAAGGGAGTAACATGCGGTGAAGGTGAATTCTGCCAAACAAATACGTGCCACCCTGTATATCCTCCTAAAAAATTATAAATATTTTATTTTCAATGATTATCATTGAACTTTAAAATATCTAATCAGACTTCTTTTCTAGCTTACGCTGAATTGCTAAATCAGTTGCGCCAAACATACTACTGTTTGACTCAACGGAATTATCAAGAAGATTATGAGGATTTACTTTACGGTTCTGTTTCTTATCCCGATAAAATTCCTCACGCGCATCTTCATTTTCTTTGTACTTCTTCATTAATACGTTTAGTTCTTCTTCCGCATAATCTTGTTCTTTTATTTGAGAAGGTTCAGGATCCCAAGGGAGCCATTTACCTACTTCCGCAGAATAGATATTATGGATAGGGTCTTGCTTGCGTAAACTACGGGAGCGTTTTTCTGCTTCTTCAGAACTACTGTAAACACCACGAATTTTTAGACCACGGACAGTTGTATGAAAATCGTTCTTCTTATAAAACTCATCTTCTAAACTCTCTTTATTTGTATACATAAAATCATCATATTTCTCCTTCAATTTATCATAAGTTAATTCATTTGTATTCTTCTTTACAAACTGCTGAAGAGAATCAAGTACTACATCAACACGCAGTTTAGATTCCCGGCAACTAACCGCAACTCCACTTAAATCTTGCTTTTCAAAATTTACTGCATGCTGTTCAAGAGTATCATTAATATTCTGTGTTGTCTTTGCTAAAAATTCTTCAATAAGCTTTGTTTTAATATTGATTTCAAAATTCTTAACAAATCCTTCAAAAAAAAATACATCTTTATTTTTTAATACATTTTCCGGTGAAAGAAAACTAAGTAAACACCACTTCTGTCCAGGGATTTCAGCATCTACATTTAGAAAATCTTCACGCTCTTCGGATGCCATATAAGTTTAACAAATAGAAAATCTTTAAGCAATATAGAAATGACTGTTGCTGTTGAAGTTGTTAATCGCGTTATTAAGTATTTAGTTGAAGGTTTAGCCATTGCTGCTGTTGCTATTTTTATCCCCAAGAAAGCTCTTGACTTAGCGGATGTAGCTGCTCTGGGTGTAACTGCGGCGGTCGTGTTTGCTCTCTTAGACTTAGTATCTCCCTCTATAGCTTTTACGGCTAGACAAGGCGCTGGCTTTGGCATAGGTGCTAACTTAGTAGGATTCCCTGGTGCTAAGTATTAAGTAGTAGTAGATGAATAAAAAAAATTTAAATGCTTTATTAAATATTTTAATACTACTAATTGTACTATTAGTATTATGTATTTTAGGATTATCTTATGAAGGATTTGGCGCAACATCTCCAGGGACAATGGTACAATTATCATCATCTCATGTACCAACTCAAGAAGATTTAGAATATTATAAAAACGTATATCCTAAAGTTGTAAGAAGAGAAATAAAAGATTTAACGGGTGATGATCCTGGTGATGTTGCATTATATCCTTTTTAACAATTAGGGCATGAAAAAGAATAATAAAAGAATATTACTAATATTATTAATAATAACAATAGTAGTAATTATATTATTATACTATTTATCAAAAAAAAATTTACCAAAAATTGTTTGGTCATATTGGGATTCAGATACTCTACCAGAACAGATACAACTTATTTATGAGAATAATAAAAAAAAATTAGATGGGTGGAATTATATATTAGTAAACAGTTTAAATAAGAAAAAATATCTAGGAAAAGATGATATATATGATAATTTAGAAGAATTATCAATAACAGAAGTACAATATTCTGACTGGTTAAGATTATACTTGCTAAAAAAATATGGGGGTGTATGGTTAGATATTACTATTATTATTAACACTACAATTGATGACTTATATTCTAAAAGTGTTAAATCACAATCTGAATTAACCGGTTTTAATAATTCAAATTTAGAAGTTAAAGATATAAATATTCCTGTTATCGAAAGTTGGTTTATTATGGCACCTATTAATTCTGAAGTAATTTCATTATGGTATAAAGAGTTTGATACCGCATTAAAAGAAGGATTACTTCATTATAAAAGAAGACAAATTAAAGATGGTGTTAATTATCAAAATATATTTGGCGATAATAATCTTAATGAAAGTGAAATTTATTTAAGTATTCATGGATGTTTACAAGTTGTACTACAAAAGAAACTAAATAGAAAGGCAAATATAATTAATTATAATGCCAGTGATACTATGTTTAAACTTCAATCAGATTGTAAATGGGATAAAAAATGTTTACAAGAAAAAATAAATGATAAATCATATTCAAAAAAAATACCTTATATTAAACTACGCGGAATTGATAGAAAAGATTTAGATTTGACTAATTATTTTAAAGATTAGATTGAACGGATAAATTCCCATCTTAAATCTGAACAGATTTGCTGCCATATCTTATCTTGATTATAGAGTTTATCACGATTCTTTAACAAAGGGAAACATGGTAGATACTCATCTAACTCCAAGAGTTCACAGAACTTATAGAGAACGTATGAGTATGATAAGAAGTTATTTCTACCAGCAGGACAGTGTTTTACAAAGCTAGGTTGTATTTCTTTAAACATATAACGTAGCTTCTCTTCAACTTCACGACTCATTATAGGAGCATTTTGACCATTTAATCTATTAATTATATGCGGTACATGTTCATAGTACTTATTCTGTTTAAGTTTCTTTAAAATTTCACGAACTTTTGTTTGTTTTATATTTTTTGTATCTAAAATACGTTCTTTTTTGAGTTCCATTAAAATCATATCAAATACTTCTGAAGGAATTTCTGTTGATTCTTTTGCCTGAAACTGCGCAAGCCATTCATTAAAATGGTTTATACGTTTATACGCATAGTATGATACTTCACGAGGAGGGTCTTTATAAGATGGTTTATCAGAATCTATTAAAATAAATTCTTGATGGCCACATTCTTTACATGTAAATACTGCTTCATTTGGTGAAAAAAACATCTCTTTTTCACAGCCAGGACATTCTCCAAAACTATCATCAGATATGTATTTTGAAATACGCACTGAATCTGGATGTACTTTTTTCATATAATCGTTCAATAATTTATCGCGAGATATTATATTTTTATCTATAATATTATGTTCTAAACTTGTATCAAACAATCCTTCACCTTTAGCAGCTTTTTCTAATACATCAAAAATAGCCCCAATTTTTTTTCTATTAGAAGGTAATTGTGTACCATCTTGAATTTTTTCTTGAATATCATAATATTTATACAGAATATCACCAGTATTCAAATAATAATCTAAAAATTCATTCTTATTAATTCTTATTTTAATCTCATTTTTTAAATATTTTAATCTATTCTCAATCTGATCACACTCTATAACATTTTCTAAATTTTCTAGTTTATTTTCTAATGTTTCTTTTTCTAAAATTAATTCATTTAAATCCTTCTCATTTTCATTCATCTGTTCTAGTTGTAAATTATGTAAAGTATCTAAGGTTGTTCTTGATTCATTTTTTAACTTGCCTAATGAATCATTTGTAGAAGGCTTCTTTATCATAAGGAAGTATCTATAATTCTGTTTAGGTAAAAATAGTTCCTTCCGGCATATTCTCTGCGTTTTGCCAGATTTTTTTTCTAAATCAAGGGTATAGAAAATGACAGGTGGTGGTTTAATGCAGCTCGTTGCCTATGGCGCTCAAGACGTTTACTTAACTGGTAATCCCCAGATTACTTTCTTCAAACAGGTGTACCGCCGCCACACCAACTTCGCCATGGAGTCCATTGAGAATCCTTTCAATGGCTCCCCTGGCTTTGGCAAGCGCGTGACCTGCACCATTCAGCGCAATGGTGATTTAATCCACCGCATCTACCTCCAGGCCACACTCCCCCGCGTGACTCTCCAGTCCTCTGACGGTTCTGGTGCCCAGTTCCGCTGGCTCAACTGGGTCGGTCACAACTTAATCAAGTCCGTTGAGCTCGAAATCGGTGGCCAGCGCATCGACAAGCACTATGGCATCTGGCTCCACATCTGGAATGAGCTCACCCAAGAGGCCGGCAAACAGGGTGGCTACGCCAAGATGGTTGGTAACGTCGCCGTTTTAACCAACTTAGTCGTTCAGGGCGGTGAGGGTTGCGATGATGAATGCGCCGGTGGTGAACCCAACAGCTCAAACGAAGTGGTCAACTGCGCCCCTGACTACACTCTGTACATTCCTCTCCAGTTCTGGTTCTGCCGCAACCCTGGCCTCGCTCTGCCTCTGATTGCCCTCCAGTACCACGAGGTTCGCATTAACTTAGAGTTCAACGACATCCGCAATCTCTGCTGGGACATCAGTCCTCAGGCCACCAACATCCACGCTGTTCGTGAGCGCGTGGCCAACGCCAACTTACAGGCCGCCTCTCTCTATGTCGACTATATCTACCTCGACACTGACGAGCGCCGCAAGTTCGCCCAGGTCTCTCACGAGTACCTCATTGAGACTCTCCAGTTCACTGGCGCTGAATCCGTCACCAGCTCTAGCAACAAGCTCAAGCTCAACTTTAACCACCCTTGCAAGGAACTCATCTGGGTTGTCCAGCGTGATTCTTTCGTGTCTTGCGACGATACGGTTGTTAACCCTTGGAAGGGACAGCAGCCCTTCAACTTCTCCGATTGGTGGGACAGAGCCGTCCTCGAGACTGGCTACTCCGTCACTCGCGTGGAAGGCATGGCTGGTCGCAACCCTGTCGTCACCGCTCTCCTCCAGCTCAACGGCCACGATCGCTTCCAGGTCCGCGAAGGCCGCTACTTCAACGAGGTCCAGCCTTACCAGCACCACACCAACGTGCCCGCGGTCGGCATCAATGTGTACTCTTTTGCTCTCCAGCCTGAGACTCACCAGCCCACTGGCACTTGCAACTTATCTCGTATCGATAACACCACTCTCTTACTGACACTCACCAACAACACCGTGGGCTCCACCGCCTCCGCCCAGGTGTACGTGTTCGCCACCAACTACAACGTTCTCCGCGTGATGAGCGGTATGGGTGGTTTAGCGTACAGCAATTAAAGAAGTGGATACAAGAATATTTCTCATATTTGTATCATACTTTTAATAAAAATAAATAAATAAAATTGGGTTTATAAATCCAAGAACTATTTATTATAATAATTTTGGAATTCATATTAGAAAAAGATTTATTCTAAATATATATTAAGAATGGATAATATTAAAAAATATGTTAGAAATTCAGTAAATAGAAACTATAACAACACTAATTCTAATAGATATAAGAAAAAATTTGAAGAAAATCTAACTAATGCGATTGAAAACTCATTGTATAATGTCAATGTAAATAGTACAAGAAAAAAAAAGCCACCACCACCTCCACCACCTCCACCGCCACCTCCACCACTAAAAAAACCACCACCACCTCCACCACTAAAAAAACCACCTCCACCACCACCACTAAAAAAACCACCTCCACCTCCACTACTTCCACCACCACCAAACGATGAATCACTAAAAGAAGAACCATCAAAAGAAGAATTACCATATAATTTTGACTGGTCATCCATTCAATTTCCAACAAATAAAGATTATACAAAAAATCTTCCTATTGCAGTATTAGGTCATGGAAAAGACCTTTGTAAAAATGATAAGCCAGGAGAACTAGATGTTCGTCCAGTTCCACCGAACTGTGTATACGTAACATTTACACAATGCGCTGTGGTAAGTTTTGGTGAGACCTTTTATAAACATTTTTTTTATAAAGAAAATTTAAAATATTTCAATGACCCTATAAAATATAAAGATAAATTAGAAGAAATATTTGGACAACAAATACATATTCATTATCCTGAGGCAGAAGAAGAAATATCTAGAACTTATATAAATAATGAATATATACCAATGAATCTTCATTATAATATTAACAGATGTAGACTTGGTTCTTCAGGCATAATAGAATTATCAGAAAACTTAAAAAGTTATATATCTATAGTTGATCAACAAAGATGTTATACTGAATATAAAGATATTAGTAAATATTTTGAAGGAAGTATATATCCTAGTTATGAAATTGTGAATAAATATCTTCATGTAATTAATGATTTATATAGTATGACACCAAAAATTACACAGGCTGAAATGTTTGAAAAAAGGCCAGGTATATATTTTAATCCAGTGTGTAGAGTTGTGAATGAATCATGTTCAAAAAAAGCATTGTTTAGAAGACAAAAATCACAACGTATTACATTAAATCCGGGTTTTAAAAAAGATCAAGCACATTTAGAATATATTGAAGGGATAGTATATACTTGTATTGAAAGAAAAAACTGTGATGATATTATTTATGAATTATATAAAAATTATAAGGAAAAAAAATATAGTGAAGAAGAACGCTCGTATATTAATAGTGTGATAACTAATTATCTTAACTCACCGACAGTAGATAAATCATCCCGTGAATATAAATTAATTGATAGACTAATAGATAAGAAATATTATAATAATAATTTAAAAATATATCATACAGCATTAAATAGAATCATGGAAAAATATGATTCAAATAATGAATCTATTGGCGGTAAAATAAATAATAAAACAATAAAACGTAATTGTATGAAAAAGATACCTCGTAAAAATCCTTTAACAAAAGGGAAAATGACGCGCAGAAATATTAAAAACTTTATGAAGGGATGTACGGGTAAATAATTTATAAATCCAAGAATTATTCATCATAATTAATTTTCTTTCTATTAAACATATAATGGTTAGGAGAATACGTAATAATAATAATAATATTATTAATGATAATGATTATCCGCGTAAAATTGATTTAGATGATTATAAAATTTTTTTAACTGGTAGTCATCGAATTGAAGAGATTAGAAGAAAGAGAGATAATAAAAAAATAAGTGGTAATGAATATGATAAAGTTAAAAAAGCTTACTATGATAATGAAAAGCACTACGCTACAAATAAATCCGGTGGTAGACGTAGAACACTTAAAACACGTAGAAGATGTGGAACACGTAAATCTAGAAAACTCAATTAAGAAAACTCAATCGCTAAAGAACTATTCTCCATAACCATCTTTTCTAAAGCTTTTAATCTTCTTTCAAGAGGTGCTCCTTTAAACTTTTTTGAATTGTATTTCCAATGCCATTCAAAAGAGAGTGCGTCATGCTGATTCTCAAATGGACCTACTAAACATTTACGCTCCCAAACTCCCCCTCGAGTCGCCTTTGCGCCGCCACTTAATTCACCGTTATGTTGACGCAGTCTTCTGTCAGGGTCAATAGTCGCACCAACGTACGTTTTAGAATCAGAACTTAGTAAATAACAGTACCATGACATTTCTAGATTTAAATAGAAATTACATTTAAATCTAGAAAATGGAAGGTGTTCCACAAATCCCATGCGTTGTATGTAAAAAAACAGGACACTATGAATCAAACTGTCCTGATTTAACAGAACCGTTAAATCCTGGATTTTATACTGGAGGAGGAGGTGGTGGTGGTCATAGCCACGAAGAAGATGAAAAAAATTGATTATTCTTTTCACCTATAGTATAGTATAAGATGAGTCTTGAACAATTTAAAATCATTTGTAAAAAATGGAAAACTTACTATATATTTGGAAGAGAACCAGAAGAAGGTATTAAGAAACTACTATTTAGTATTAATGATCTTCATAATGAGTTACTAGAAACTGGTGCTATAAAAAAAGAATATTATCCAGATGAATTTAATCACTTAGTACTATCATATGTATTTGAGTGGAATAGTAAGACTGAACAATGTATAGATATATATATTAATAATATATTAAATAGTATTTAATGTTTCTTATGAGGTTTATAGTTTTTTGCGGTTGCTTTTAGTTTTGATTTGGGTTTATAATTTTTTGCGGTTGCTCTTAATTTTGATTTAGGTTTATAATTTTTTGCTGAAGCACTAAGTTTTCTTTTTTTCGAACTATTATTATTATTTAATAATCCGCGGGGAAGTAAATTCTTTTCGGGGTCAATCCAATGTTGTTTAATATTCGCAGGAACATTTTTCTTCCCTTTCCAGTTGTAGTGCATCTACATATATTTTAGATTTTAACTATTCAGCACGCTTCAGCTTTTTCATAACTCATTAGATAAATACCAACTATACTAACTAAAACGCCAAACATTTTTGTATGAGATATTTTTTCTTTAAAATATAAGAGTCCGTTTCCGGTTACTAGTATATCACTTATTAAATCCCATAATAGATTCATCACAATCATTGTTTCCACTCGGAGAGATTGTAAAAATATCCAAGGTTGAAGCGCATACACAAGAGTAGGAACTGCCATCCACCACATATTTTTAATAGCTCCAGTACTAACTAATTTTAAGATACCTAACATAAATACATCAATTGTTGCCATAAAGAGACCATAAAGAAAGGGTGTAATCGTTCCCATCTAATATTTGCTAAAAATTGAATATTTTTTTTAATAACTATTTGTAGAAATGAACTTGTTTAAACTTTGTGCCTTTACGCTTTTAGCTTCTGTAAAAGCTCTTGAATCTTTTATTCCTAGTCTATCTCAGACAAGTAGTTCTTCTGAGACAGGAACTTCTAGTCATTCACAAACATCTTCACCAAGCCCATCGTCTACAGTAAGCGATTCAGCTCTAACATATAAAGAAACAAGTTTATCAACATATCTTCCTAGTATTATGTTTACGAACGTACCAACTATAACATCTAGTCAAATATTTACTGAAACATCATCAACAACTCCAATCGCAACATCTACTCCGACTGTAACATATACTAGAACTAGACTACTTACACCTACACCTACTAAGACTAGATTATCTACACCTACTAAGACTAGATTACCTACATCTACTAAGACCAAGTCGCCTCGTGTTACTAAAACAAGAACACCTCGTGCTAGTCGAACAAAAACACCATCACGGACTATTTCACCAACTACTACACGAGGTAGGTCATTGAGTGCTTCTCTAAGTAAGTCTAGAAGTCGTGCTAAGCCTAAGTATCGTAATTTAGAAGATTCTACTAAATTACCATACCCTACAATGGCTAGTCATTCATATTTGAGAAATAAAAAAAGCTGGGTTTAGATTATAACAAATCTAAAACCAGAAAAAACACCCCCAGTAGGGGTCGAACCTACGATCTTCTCCTTAGAAGGGAGACGCGTTATCCACTTCGCTATGGGGGTTAGTGCTTTCGCACAATTATAAATATAAACTATTCTTTATGCCGTTCTTGTATATTTTTTAGAATTTTCTTTCTATAATTTTTAGGACTCTCTTTTTTTAATCGCTCTAATAAATGTTCAATATTTTCACTATTTTTAGTAAGTTTATCTGGTTTAATACTTTTTCTTGATTCTCTCATATTATTACTCATATTTAAGTTTTTAATATTTGAAGAATTCTTAAACGATACCTTTTTTTTATTTAAACGCGCACGTTTTGATGCTGATACATTATTATTCCAATTTCTAGGACGTTTGCGTGTAGCATTTTTCATATTAACATTATTATTCATTCTACTATTTGTTTCGTAAATTATTATTTACTTTATTCATAATCCTACGCGTAGACCCCCGCAATCCACGATAACCATTTTTTACGTACTCTTTAATTTTTAAATCAATCACATCCAATTTAACTTTAGTTTTTCTGCTGTTATTTACTACATTCTTTTTTAAATCTTCACGTTTATTATATAAGTTTTGTAGCTTTTTTTCTACAAGAGGATTAACTTTTTCAACCGTGCCTCCTTCTAAAAATAAATTCCCTTTTTCCTTCAATTTACGCAAAGTATTTTTCCTTTTTTTTGAAACATTATTGTTATTAAATTCATTTGGCATATATCTTTTATTTGTTTTATTTACATTTATAGATTCACGATGTTTTCCTCTAAACCCTTTTCTTCCTAAATGATAATTAAGAGATGTTTTATAATTATTATCATTATCATAAGGTATATATCTCTCTTCAACATTATTACTAAATCGCAACTTAGGTATTAAATGCCTGCTACCTTTATTACGCTTTAGTCTCGTAGTCTTTACATTTTTAAGAGGATTATTTACAACTACATTGTTATTCATTCTACCATATTGGTATTTTTTTGATAATATACTATAGTATCAAAAAAACACCGACGAGGGGTTTTAAAATTCATTATATAAATTTCCATATAAATCCACCAGCAGTTTTATATGGCATAATATTATTACATACTTTTGAAATTGTTTGTCTAGATATATTTGTTTGTTTAAATGCTTCTGATATTGAATTAAATTCTTCTAATAATTTATCTTCATTATCAAACTTCCCAATTCTTTTTTTATTTTGATTGTTTATTCTCCCTTTTGCTAATCCTTCTAATTGTTTTTGACTTACTATATATTTTTTTCTATTATTTTTTAATTTATCTCTAATTTTATTTTTCTGTTCTTCACTCATTTTTTTACCAAAATTATGATTTTTATCTCCCCTCATTGATATACTTTTTTTTAAATTTATTTCAGGTGTTTTAGGACATGTTATTCTTCCTTTTAAACTTGCTCTAATTAATTCAATTGTTTCGGGGTGATGTTTTGAATTGTCCCCACCTTCCATTAAATTATAACCATTTGGTGAAATAGTATTATATTTTTTAATGTATTCTTTTTCATATTTATTACAATCATCATCAAAACATATACATATAATTTCAAATTTAAAATTCTCTATTCCATTTTTTATAAATGAATTATATAAACAGCGGCCTATAGAATTTTTATCTAGTTTTTTATATTGGCTCCATCTTTTATTTATATTATCACATATTGTTTGACCAACATATTTTTTTCCATTTACTTTATTTGTTATTAAATATATATATCCCATATTTTATATAATTAAACCTACTTTAAGAGTATATTAGTATTTTTTTGATACTATAATATAATATCGAAAAAATACCGCTGGTGGGACTCGAACCCACAATCATCAGGTTAAAAGCCAGACGCATTAACCAATTATGCTACGGCGGTACATGACACAAAAGTGTCATAATTCCGATGCCGGGAATCGAACCCGGGTCAAAGCCTTGAAAGGGCTCTATGCTAAACCGCTACACCATATCGGATTATG